CCTACTTCTTTGATATCGTCTACGCGCCATAACATAATACCAATCCATCCAATTGTTGGCTTGTTGCCAGCAAAGTCCATCCTCTGTATAAATGTGGACGGATCTAATGAATTAGGTACGCGATAAACATTTTTATTATACCTTAAAGCCTTCTGCTCAAGAAACTTTGTACTTGTAATAATTCCATCTGCGGCAGAGTAGGTATCAATAAGATGCTTTCTATTATTGTCTGGATTATTTTTAGGATCGGTAGTGTGGTAGGCCATGTTGTCTGATGGCAACTGCTCGAAATGATCATCGGTATCTATAATTACTGTTTGACCATAGGCTTGAGCCTTTTTAATATAGGACACCGCATCCTGATGCATATAAAGTTTTAAAATAATAACGTCAAGTTTATCAAAACACTGATCGTATGTTTTAATTATTTCCCTATGCTGACTTTTAAGTCTTTCGATGGGAGGAACGATTACGAACCCTTCGCCGTCCTTCCATCCAATCTCTCCAGCCATAACTTGATGACCTATCTGAGATAGTCCATGTGCAGGAAGCATTGCTCTCATGTGTGTACAGCCGCCTGGCTGCCCCTCTGCATGATCGCCCCAGTCGGTAGATCCAAATCCAATTCTCACAGTAGACCTTTCTGTTTATATGTATTGTACCAGTGCCTCTGCCAAGAATCGAACTTGGACTAAGGGGATATGAGTCCCTTGTGATATCCATTTCACCACAGAGGCCCGACAGTGGGGCTGTTGCCGCACATTTAATTGTGTTTGCCCCACTGCCTTCTTACTTACTTACATGGATATTGGGCATAGTAACGCTGATATGGTTCAATTACCCAAGCATAGAATTGATCGCTAGACCAAATGCCTGCATAACTTTGTGTGTCAAAGTCCATGTTATCCCTCATGCCCCAAGGAATCCAAGACTTTCCACCTCTACTTAACTTAAATGCAACTTTCGCATTATATTTTGGAGTCAGCAAACTCGCTGTGTTCCACCAAGATGAACCTCCCCATGCTCCCATATTAAACTGGAATAAGCCGTAGTCATGACCATTAAATTGAACCATTCCAGGCCCAACATTCTTGCCATTACTTTCTCTCATGGATATAGCCCAAGCCTCCCTTAAATTCATACCACGGAAACCCGCAGCATGAAGCCAGTTGGCTAGTTGGTTCTTACACTTCCACTTCTTTGCCTTCTTCTTTTTATTTGCTTTGGCTGACGGAGCCTCTGCAAATGAAGTTGGCACGAACGGTTGAGCGACAGCAGTTGCTGACCCTCCCGCCATAGGCGCAGACTTAGCATACGCCGTTGGTGTAAGCAATGCAAACATTAAAACTACAACGTTTACAATGACTACGCCAATTCGGTTTTTTGTCGTCATAATGACCTCCTATTGGCGGCAACATCTATCTAGAATACATGGATTTTTGCAAAAGGTCAAATAAATAGGGCTTTTTGTGATATATGCCACAGCGGAAGTAGTAGGATTCGAACCTACGCACCGTATTACCGATGACGGTTTAGCAAACCGCTCCATTAACCACTCTGGCATACTTCCGTATCTCTAGGAGGATTCGAACCTCCGACCTTTTCGTTCGTAGCGAAATGTTCTTCCTCTGAACTATAGAGATGTGGAGAATAAGAGAATCGAACTCTTAACTGTTCCTTGCAAAAGAACTGTTATACCATTTAACTAATTCCCCGTGGTCCTTGAGGGACTTGAACCCCCGACCTTTTCGGTGTAAACGAAACACTCTACCACTGAGTTAAAGGACCGTGAGCCTCTTGACAGAATTGAACTGTCACCAACGCATTACAAGTGCGTCGCACTGCCGTTATGCTAAAGAGGCGATATTTAATTTTGAAGAGCGACTGACCAGAATCGAACTGGCACTATCTGCTTGGAAGGCAGAGGCACTACCATTATGCAACAGTCGCGTAGTGCCCTCGGCAGGATTCGAACCTGCGACTAATGGATTAGAAGTCCACTACTCTATCCTCTGAGTTACGAAGGCTTGGTAGGGCGGGTGGGACTTGAACCCACGACCTTTACCTTATAAGAGTTCTGCGCTAACCGACTGCGCCACCGCCCCATAAATCATCTATGCAGATGATTCAGACTTAGCATTAATATCATCTCTAGTATCTATGACTTCATATGCATGTTTAATTAACGAGGCTTCAAACTTATTAAAATGGTGACCGCAGAAAAGAAGTTCTCCAGTTATAAACTTAACTAGTACGAATGCTTGTGCAGGGCAATTACCAGAGTCACAACGATCTAACTTTGTAAGTGTTACGCTTGCTGATTCTGTTGTATTTTCCATGAGTGCTGTTTCCACAGATCCTCCTAGTTTGATATATTTATTTTATCATTAAATTACGCTGCGGGACAGGGATTCGAACCCCGATAAGCAGATCCAAAGTCTACTGTCCTGCCGTTAGACGATCCCGCATTGTGCATAGTGTTTATTATACTTATTTGTTCTTACCGTGTCAAGATAAAACCCATATGCCAGCGGGTAACTACACCATCCTAAGATATATTCACTGCACTGAAGGGCTACTGAATTTCTGGAATGCTGGCATATGGGGGTCTATATTTTATAATCAATATTCGATAGGTCGAAGCCTGTGCCTTTAAACATTTTCTGTTCTCTGCGTCTCATTATAGCATTACGCTTAGACTCTGCCCAAGATTTTCCAGAATCTCCACCCCAAAGTAGCCAAGCAATAAGTCCATTTGAAGGATATCCAGGCGACCCAGCGTTAAAGCCTCTTCCTTGCTTATCTACTTCGTGACGTGAAAAGAATGAATGCATTCTTAAAACTGTATCATCGCTAAGATTCTTTTTATTGGCAAGGTCTCTTGCACGAGCGACGCCAACCATTGTGCCTCCGCGACCATACTTTTGTCTTAGTTCTAAACCACGGCGGGCATTGCCAGCCATAGCATCTGTAGGAATGTTATCTGCCATAGAAGAATTATACCACTTTCGAACAATAGTCGTACATAATAATTCCACTTGCGGTTCCTACATTTAGAGAACGAACAGATCCGTACTGTTCAATGTACACAATATCATCGACAAATGCTAATACTTCATCCGATAGCCCACGTCCCTCTTCACCAAAAACCATAACAGACTTAGCAACCCAAGAATATTCATTAACTACCTTTGCGTCTCCCACATTATCAATGGCAACGATAAGATAGCCATCGTTCCTATACTGATTAAGAACGTCCATAATGGAATCGGAATATTCCACATGCTCATAATGGTTCGTACCCACCGCTCCACGCTTGTCCCACTTTTTAATACCACAGCGCACCACCCTCTTTCCAAGAAAAGCATTACAATTTCTCACAATTGTAGAGAAATTAAAATCACCATTTACTCTTTCAACAACCACTACAAAATCATTTCTTTTTGTATCCAGATTTGCCTTAATTGCCTCTAAGTCCCAATATTTGTAAAAGTCTGTTACGTTTCTATCGTCTGTCTTTAAATCCATCAAAGTATCCTGTCGTATAGAGGATGTACATCATTGATTTTTCTTCTTCTGTAAGTTCATCAGAAGTATACCAATCATCTGATCTGTCCGTCAAGTATATGTATGAGGTTCCTTCTTCATTCATTCTAATATCTATAAAGTTTTTAAACCATAAGGAAGAAACAATGTCGGATTCATTAAGTTTTATTTCTTCAACTAAGTCGGCGTGTTCTGCGTGAAATCTTTCCGTGAGCCTATACAGAGGCTCACCCATGTTGTTAAATCCAACTTGTACTAGATAGCCGCGCTCTATCATTGCCTCTATCATCTCATCTGCAAAATCCATCATGCGCTCCTTTTGACGAACCCAAGTATACATGCAAAACAATGGTAGGTTTGATGATCACAGTCCACCGTTTTTCTTTTTGCCCAACTAGGATATTTTATAGGCTTAGGTCCAGAATTGCAAGAAGAACACTGCTGGCCGTGCATTAGTTTTCTTCCAGATGTACATGTTGTACATACAGATGGTCTATCTTTTTTTTTATTATTCTTTACTGAACTTTTCTTTGGTGGCCTATCTGGAATTGTTCCGTCCTCTAGGGGAACACGATCCCCTTTCCAAAAATTACATTGACGATGTGCGAGTCTTAGGTTAGTTAGATCCCAAGTGCCGCCCTTAGATATTGGCATCCAGTGGTCTATTGTTTTCTTTTCTTTTTTTCCAAAATCATTTTTACAAATGAAGCACACATCCCCATCACGCTCTATGAGGTCCAGTATCATTTTTTCTTTACCTTGCCAAGTAATTTCCACTACTATACCAATCCAATTCTTCCAAAATATTGGTCTGAATCATCATTGTTTTTTTGCGGCCCCCTAATGATGTTTTCTTTTTCAATTTGCTTATTTATTTCTTCTCTTCTGTTGTCTTTAACAAATTGTTTATATGTGTGAAACTGTACTTCAACCTCTTTAGGTTCTTTTCTTGTGCCACTAATAGCATTATATATAGCCCCACAAACCGCGTCAGACAAGTCCTTAGAGCCTTTTCTAGGGTGGTCTACCTTGCCTCGAATAATTCTTAACTGCGTCAACTCATCTATTAAAAGTGGAACTCTGGGGCCGATAATTCTTTCTTCACCAATAAGCATTACCATATCATCGTAATGTTTTTTAGCAACAGATAATGTTTCTGTATTGATTCCTGACATTCTCAATTCACTTTGAATATCGTGTGAGTTCCATCTATCAAACGTTGCTTTTCTAATATTAAATCCGCGAGATCTAACATCTACAATATATTGTTTTACTTCTGAAAAGTCTACAGTTTTATCTGCTGTTGGTGTCCACCATCTAATAGCATCAATAACTACTACAGGGCTGACAACTTCATGGTCTAAAAATGTTTTGATACTTACCCATCTATCAACGTGGGCTAGGGCCACAGCACAATGGTCATGCTTCTGAGCCAAGTCAACGTGCATAAAATATTCTTTATCCTCGTATGGCTGGAACCATTCATAGAACCTACCAGACTCATCCACACCATTATAGGGCTGGCTGAAACACGTTTCTATTTTTTCTTTTGATCTAAAAAACGCATCTACTGCATCTGGTGGCATACATGCAAAACGAGAAAGTCCATCAATTGGGTTTGTGAAAAATGATCTCTTAAAGTCTTCAATTGTTCTAGTCGGATTAACGTCCCAAGTAGTTCGTCTCAAAGCAAAGATTCTTGGAAAACGATAAGACAAAATGTTATCCTCTTGCCATTCAATCTCAAACTTGTTTTCCTGAATAGAATCATCCAACTCATCATCAATTTTAAATTCATGAGTCTTAACTTCTATCTCTCTGTCTGCAATAACCGACTCATATCTTTGTTGGATAAAGTCACCCTTAAATCGTGGGAATGAAAGCAGAATAACCTTTCCAAAGTCAGGGAACCGTGAGTCTACCGAAGCCCTATACATGTCATAGATTGCTTGTGCGGTTTTTGATTGATCACTTCCTGAAGTAGACTCCATACTAAAACCAGAGATTTCGTCAAGGATGACACAGATAACGTTGTATCCCTCCCAAGATTCTCTTTCGGAGTGACCTGAGTGACAAGTAACTGATTTATCAAATGTTACCGCTTGTGCAGTAACACTATACTTGCCTACAAACCAAGGAGAGTCTTCAATTCTTCTTCTAAATCCTTTGAAGAAAACATTCTTTGCTTGATCTGCGTTAATAGCAATGTTAATAATGTCAATAGCGTCACCAGGCGGCTTACCAAAATACTTTGCTGGATCTTTTAAACATAGCAATAGGTATACCAAATAAGACATAGCAACGGTAGACATGTAATCCTTACCAGAACCCTTGCCTAGTTGTAGGATAACCTCGTTACATGTTTGCTTATACCTTTTATTTCCCTCTTGCTCGCCAAAGAGTCTTATTAAAGTTTCTTTTTTATAAATCTGTGTCATTGCCTTGATGCACTGATACTGATACTCAGAAAGTGGTGGAAGCCTTAAGTATTTATCACTGGTGGTGAACTCTTCAATTGTTACTGGGAATTCCTCAAACTCGTCACCATCAAGTGCTTTAATAAAGTCATCAAACACTAGTAGCCTTCAACCTTGCCAGTGACCTCACTGAGCCTAGAAAATACTTCCTTCTTACAGGTAGGACAGTCAGAAACTACGTCCTTTAGAATAGAAACTAGCGCCTCTTGCTTACGCTCCGTCTCAATAATCTGATCGGCAATTTCATTGTTCTCAATTAAGCCAGCCTTTTGAAGCATGTCAATCTGCTTCTGCTGAATATCTGCAATAAGTTTTAATGCTGCTGTCTTATTTGACAACGCTTGTGTTTGTGAGGCTTCCTCAACAACCTTCCACGCCTCTGATATGAGCATAGAATAGTGACTATCTGCACCTGCAAGCGCCTCCCTAGCACGATTTTGAATTAGTTTATCGCTATGTACAACCGACCGCCACTCACTTAAATACTCTTGTACCTCTGTGCGTTTAAATCCAGTTTCTCTTGCTATTTGAGTAGGGTTAACTGACCCCTTGAGAAAGCATTCAACAACCTTGTTTATTCTTTCCCACCTGTTAGCAAGTTCTAATTCAGACATTAATCTTCTTCCTAGTTTTCTTTGGCTTAACAACGCCCTTGAGGTCTTTTACATAGAAAGACCTATAAACTCCAGTTGCAGTTTCTGTACAGTCTATCCACATTGTTTCTTTTTCTGCATTATGTACCATTTTTACAAACTTATAAGTGCCACGTTGGTATTTAAATCTAAGTGGAGTTCCAACAATAATTTCATCCCCACCATGTTTTAATTCATAGAACACTAAAATACTTGAATTAAAATCGTATGGAGAGTACTCTGACGTTGATTTTCTTTTTACGTTAGACATAAATCACCATTTCTATTATAGCACTTAGGTGCTGTAGCCGCCATTGCGGGTTGGCGACCAAACCATTCCGGGCCTATCAATTCCTCTTTTAGCCTTAGTTCCACAGGTACTACAGTGTACTTCATCGCGGTTAGCCATGTAAACGTTTTTTTCAAACTTGGTTTCACAGTTTGTACAATTATATGTATAGTATGGCATTACTTCCAATTTCCCTTCATGGCAATTTTTAGAAGAACAAGATACCCTATAAGATCATCAATATCATTGTCGCCCATGTATTCCGTACCTCGTTGGAATCGTGAAAGTTTATCGTCTATCCTTACCTTCAACTGCTCAATATTGTCTGCGCTAGAAAACGTTCTTACTGGGTCTAATGCTGAATTGCCATATGCTCTGTTTTTATCTATTAGCAACTTGATTAATTTATTACACTCATTAACAATAGCGTTTTCTGTTTTATTCTTTGGAGAAGGAAAAGAGTTGTGGTCTTTCTTAACTTTAATTTCACTTTGCACGTACATGCTTTTAACATCTTTTTCAATCACTTAGACCAACTCCTTTGGTTTTTTATTAAACCGTATTCTACTAGATAACGATATATTGTTTGATGGCTAGTGCCAGCCTCTTTAGCAATCTCTTCAATAGTCTTTTTTTCTATCAAGTACCTCTTGGACAGCCACGCTTTGCTTTGATAAAGTTTAGTCATTATCTACCAACTTATTGTATGCATAATAAGCAATTCCCATAGCGTCACCAGCATCGTGATCCTCTACATTAATGCCATATTTATTATTAAAGAAATCCATAGTTCTTTGCTTCCTTATATCTCTAGACTTACTTCTATACCAAGTTTCTGATTTGTTTGGAAACTGAACTTTTAAATCTTCTTTCTCTAATTTGGTAAAGTTTTTATTTCCAATAAATGGTTGCCAAGCAGAAGGAGGAACAGTAATGATTGAATTCTTATCATCAGTTAATGCAGAAACTATACTACCAACAATCATTGCCATCTTAATCGCCACATCTTGAGACTTAACCATTATCGCGGATTCAATACAAATGTAGTCTATCTCCACAAGGTCTCTAACGGCCTTAGATTTTTTGTGAGCATCCAAGACCTTATCGTATATTGTAGCGCCGTAGAAGTCTACCTTGCCCCATCTTATTGGCCTGCCATCGAAAACGCAGAATGCAAACGAGTTGGTTGAAGAGTCAATGCCCAAAACCCTACTTGCTTTTGGTTTTGTTAATTTTGTTAGCGATGACACCTACTGCCTCCATAATTTTATTTTTATCTATATCTTTATTTTTTATTTCGCATGATC